GCGTTGCGGTCACTGGCCGAAGCTCGAGGGTTGCCGGTCGCTGACGTGTTCGCTGCTGCGGCAGCCAACCAGTTGGGTGGTATTATCGACGGCGACCCGCAAGGCGATCTCGTCGGGGTGTCGGACAGCCAGCCGGCTAGCAGCGTCCGCCGCCAGAACCGTTCGGTGAGGATCTTGGCGGCGAGGAACGCGACGAGGTAGTTGCCCGTCGAAGGCCGACATTCTGTCCAAGTCTCCCGGCCCGAGATTGGAAACTCGCGATGACCACCCGTGATCTTTGGGTCCAGTACCGAAGCGCCGCAGATCAGCTCCAAGCGCTTTACGACGCGGCCGAGGGCCGTGACCTGACCGCCGAGGAGCAGGCGACCGAAGCTCGTATCAACGCTGACGTTGACGGGCTGATGCAGCGGATCGAAGCCGATCTGGAACGTTCGCAGCGTGCCGCGTCGATGAACGACATTGAGCGGCGCATGTCGCATCTCGCTGCCGCAGCGTCTGACGAACCGCAGGTTGACAATTCGGAAGAAGCCCGTGTCCGGGCGTTCCTGCGAGGCGAAACCCGCACCCTGACGGTGAACGGTTCCGAACAGCGCGTGCAGGTCAAGGGGAGCAGCGGCGCTGGCGGTTACACCGTGCCTACCTCGTTCTATGATCGGCTCGTTGAGCACATGATCGAAGTGTCGGGCATCATGTCGGCTGGTCCGACGGTGCTTCGCACCAGCTCCGGTGAGAACCTTCAGGTGCCGAAGACCACCGCACACGGCACCGTTTCAGCGATTACGGCTGAGAACGCTGCGATCTCGGCGTCGGACTCGACGTTCGGTCAGGTCACCCTCGGCTCCTACAAGTACGGGCGGCTCGTTCAGGTGTCGCGCGAACTTGTCGAGGACACCGCTGTCGATCTTCTCGGCTACCTCGCCCGTGACTGCGGTCGGAGCCTCGGTAACGCTTTCGGGGCGCACGCCGTGACCGGCACCGGATCGTCGCAGCCTTCCGGCATCGTGACCGGTTCGACTGCCGGTGTGACCGGCGGGGCTGGTGTGACTGGCGCGTTCACCGCCGACAACCTGATCGACCTGTTCTACAGCGTCATCGCTCCGTATCGGGCGTCGTCTTCGTGTGCGTGGCTGATGCGCGACGCGACCGTTGCCAGTGTCCGCAAGCTGAAGGACTCCAGCAACCAGTACCTGTGGCAGCCGTCGATGCAGGTCGGCGCACCCGAAACGCTTCTCGGAAAGCGGTTGTACACCGACCCGAACGTCGCTGCTGTCGCACTGTCCGCGAAGAGCGTGCTGTTCGGCGACATGTCGACCTACTTCGTTCGCATGGTCAACGGTGTCCGTTTCGAACGGTCCGACGACTATGCCTTCAACACCGATCTGGTGACGTTCCGGGCGATTCTCCGGGCTGACGGCGCCCTGGTCGACACGACCGGCGCGGTCAAGCACTTCATCGGCAACGCCGCATGATAAGCGGGTGGCAGGCCGGCTTTCCGGGCCGGGACCGGCCTGCCACCCGCGCTTTCACAACGACCCGTTGGAGGACTCCGATGCTCATCACCATGACCGCAAACATCACCGGCACCCGCAACGGTGTCGACTGGCCTGCCGTCGGCGGAACGATCGACGTTCCCGACTCTGAAGCCGCGGATCTGATCGCCGCCGGCCTCGCTGAAGCCGCTCCCAACCCTGTTCCTGCCGCCCGCAAGAAGGGCTGATGGCATACGCCACCCTCGCCGATCTGCGTTCCTGGCTGTCGATCGATGACAGTTGGGATGACGGCACGTTGTCGGCGACGTTGAACGCCGCTGAAAGCGCTGTGGAAGCCCATTGTGGGCAACTGTTCACAGCAGTCACCGCTACCCGTGTGTTCGTCCCCGACAACGAACTGGTGTTGTATCTCGCTCAATCCCCGATCGCTACGTCGGTAGGGATGACGGTGCTGAGCGACACCGACAATGACGGCGTGTACGAAACGACGATCCCGTCGACCGATTGGCTGCTCGAGCCGATCAACGGGCTCGGCCCGACCGGCGAAACCGGCTGGCCGTACACCCGTGTCCGGTTGATCAACGGGGAAACGTGGACTGCGTCCGAATGGGGGCGTCCCACCGTTCAGATCACCGCACAATGGGGTTGGCCGGCGGTACCCGAAGCGGTGCGTCAAGCGACGCTGATCGGGGCTGCCTGGTTGTGGTCGCAGAAAGCTTCTCCGACTGGTGTGCAGATGACCGAGTTCGGTCCGATGACAATCAGGTCGATGCCGCAAGCAGAACGGCTTCTGGCCCCGTATCGGCGTGGCGGGGCGATGATCGCTATCGGCGGGATGTCGTGAACATCACCACTGTCCGCCAGGCGGTCGCTGAAACGTTGGCTGGTGTCACCGGGTTGCGTCCATACGCGTACGACCCGGACACGATCCCGGCCGGCGACGCTGACGTTGCGGTTGTTCACATCGATGATGAAGGTATCGACTATTACGAGGCGTTCCGTGGCGGTACCGCCCTGCTGTATCTGTCGGTTGAGTTGTCGGTGCCGATGTCATCTGATCGAGCTGCGACTGAACGGATGGACAGCTTGTTGTCGTCTGGTGCTGGGGCGTCGAGATCGGTCATTGACGCTTTGCAGAAGAACCGTACGTTGGGCGGGTTGACCGGCGGGTTTGTTGTACGGTCAGCGTCGAAACCGTTTGTTGTCGGCGACGCTGTCGGCGGTAACTCTCGCCGTTTGAACGCCACTTTGCATCTCACTATCCCCATCGGGAGGCTCTGATGGCTGCGTTCGCAATGACCGATGTTGACATGTATTGGGCTGGGTTGGATCTTGCCTGCTATTCAAACCAGGTAGAAGTAGCTGTCACGTCGAACGATATTGATGTGACGACGTTCTGTTCTGGCGGCTGGACCGAAATGCTGTCCGGTTTGCGGTCGGTGTCGTTGAAATCTTCCGGTCCGACCGACATGACTCCAGCGTCCTCGAGCTTTGTGCCGTCGTCCACCGTGTGGGCTTCAGGGTTCGCTACGGTAACTGCAACCGGTCACGGGTTGACCCCTGGGCGGACGGTCACGTTCTCCGGGTTCACGCCCACCGCATGGAACGGTTCATATCGGGTGTTTGACACTCCCACAGCGAACACGTTCCGGGTGCAGATCGACAGCAACCCTGGAACGGTCACCGTTCAGGGTCGTGTGAAGATGTATGACGGTCTGGACGAGGTGATCGGCGCTGGCGGGGTGGGCGACATCGGACCTTGGTCTGCTGTTCCGATGGGCGGCACCGAAGGATCTGTCGCCTACTTCACTGATGCGGTGTTGATGGGTTTCACGCCGCTCACCGGCAGTGTCGGCGATGTCGCCGCCTACGAGGCGATGTGGTCAGGCCGGCAGCGGCTTGTACGTGGCGTTCTCACCTCATCTCAGGTTGTGTCGGCGACCGGTAATGGTTCTGGTTTCCAGCTTGGTTCGGTGACCGCATCGCAGAAAGTGTATGCGGCGCTTCATGTTCTGTCCGCCGCTGGCACCACCCCGTCGATCACTGTGAAAATCCAGTCTGACGACAACAGCGGGTTCACGTCACCGACGGATCGGATCACGTTCTCTGCTGCGACTGTTCACAGCGGCCAGTTCTCGTCGCTTGCCGGTTCGATCACCGACGACTGGTGGCGGGCCGTGTGGACTATCACCGGCACCACCCCAGGTTTCGCTGTGCGTACCATCATCGGTATCGCCTAACAACAAGGAGTTACAATGGCTGCTTTCTCGATGACTGACTGCTATATCGCTATTGCCGGCGTTGATCGTTCGCAGTACATCAAGTCCGTGACCGTTCACGTCGAGGCGGCGGAACTTGATTCCACCGATTTCGCTGACTCTGGTTGGACTGTTCCGATCACCGGCATCAAGTCCGGCAACGTCCAGCTCACGTTCAACCAGGACATGGCCGCTTCGCAGCTCGACTCGATTCTGTGGCCGTTGATGTTCTCGACTCAGACGTTTGAGATCCGTGCGACGAACTCTGCTGTTGGTACCAGCAACCCGAAATACACCGGGTCGATGTTGATCCGCGAATACACCCCCTTGACGGGCGGTGTTGGCGATCTTGCCGAGGTCAGCGTCACGTTCCCGTTGAGCGGTGCTCTCACCAGGGCAACCGCCTAGTTCTGTGCCGAACATCAAACCGCCGGCGCCTAGCGACCGGCGGTACGGGGTTCATGTTTACGGGGCGAGAGAGCTACGTAAACAGTTGCGGATCGTCTATTCGGTGGATTTGAAAGACATTTCCAAGATCCATCGTGAGGTAGGCAAGGAAACAGTGTTGCCAATCGCACGGATCACAACCCCGGTGAAGACCGGCAGGCTGAAAGGCTCGTTGCGGATCACTGCGACTCAACGATACGGCGAACTTCGTGCTGGCTCGAACACGTCAGTGCCTTACGCTGGTGTTGTCGAGTACGGCGGGTACAACAACATCAAACCTCGCGAATACGGGCGTCGGGCCGTAACGTTCGCCGCCCCGCAAGCTTTACGTGCTTACGAAGAGAAACTGAAGCGGCTATTCAGGTCGCGTGGGATTAGATTCGAACAATGAGCATCGACGCCCAGATCACAACCGAACAGATGATGCAGCTACCGTTCCGCGACGCAGTTCAGTTGATCGTCGCAATGGTTTGGTTCGTAAAGGCATCTGAAAACCCGGAAATGACCTACGAAGACGCGTTCGCTGTTCCACTTGGCGAGGCGTTGGAGATCATCAGCAACGCTGAAAACGTTGAAACGGAATGATGTAAATGGCTGGTGGCATCGTTCGATTCGTCTTCACTGGTGATGCCACCGGCCTGAAGAAAGCAACTAGCGACGCCGAATCAGCTATTGGCGGTCTTGAAAAATCCACTGGCGGGCTAGCTTCAAAGCTGGCTGCCGGATTTTCGGCTGTTGCGATCACAAAGTTCGCTTACAACGCAGTCAAGGCCTCTTCGGAAATTGAGGAGTCAACGAACAAACTCACCCAATTGATTGGGTCTTCAGCAGAAGATATCCAAGATTGGGCGAAAACCACTTCTTCAAGTTTCGGTATTTCAAGATCGGCTGCATTGCAGTCTGTTGGCGTGTTCGCCAATTTGTTTAACAGTTTAAAAAAAGGCGAAGCTGAAACAGCGAGGATGTCGAGGACGTTCACGCAGCTTGCCGCTGACATGGCGTCGTTCAACAACACGTCGGTGCAAGACGCTGCCCTGGCGTTGCAGTCAGCTCTCGCTGGCCGGACAATGCCGTTGCGCCGGTTCGGCATCCTTCTTGACGCTGCGACGCTGAAAC